TAAAAAAAATAAAACCTATGCCAGACGTAAAAGATCTAGTAATAAATAGGAGGAAGGGCATCTAAAAAGGACAAGGTAGGTTGTTTATCACCATGTTTGGGATAAGGTGTTCCTCGTATAAGACTGAGAATAAAAACAACAAAGTTATAAATGAGAATTTCAAGACTAGTAATCAAAAATGGAAACAACAAAAACCCTAAACCAAGATATATCTTTTGGTTTTTTGTTAATACTATTTTTTCACTTTGTTTTGAATACAACAAATAAACAATCACAAGAAAGACAACATAATAAATTAACCATAATATAAAATTCAATTGATTCCAACCTAATAAATTATTATTCATATGTTTAATACGTTCAAGATCTGTAGAATATTGGTCGCGTAATTTGGCACTTTCCACTTCAATCATTTCATTTTGCCATTTGACCATATGATATAAATCTTTTTTTGGTTTATTTATATTTTCATAAAATTGACTCCATGTAACACCCATTATACTATATAATTAATGGTGATATTAATTATATATTCTTGTTTAATTATTTGGAAGTAATGGATTTGTATATTTAAAGGGTGCATATAATGAATTTTCCATAGTAGTAAATCCACATTTAACTCCAAACGATTGGTCTTCTCCTAAAATTTCATCATTAGGAAGACTATTTGTAATATTATTTGTTACATCGTCAAAATCAAGTTGTGGTGGAGTCTTGCTAATTTTATCAAATAAAGAATCCATTGATTCTTTGATGTCTTTTTTCGTTTTGGCTTGTATTTCTGCCGATGTTGCATTTAAAGGATCATATGGTTTGACTTCTTCTTGTTTTGCATCGTCATATTTTGTCTTTGTTCCAGGCATAAATTCAGGTAAAGTAGTCAAAGCATTATACGATTGAAATCCTTCAACATTACTATCAGGTGAAGAACTTTGTTGAGGTGTGCTAGAAGGTTCGTCTGACAAACATTCACCACTTTGTTTATCCCATTTTGTATTGGGACCACAACAACCTTCAGCATAACATAAGCCTAAATCTTTGAATAAATTACTATAATCTTCTGTTGCTGGTGCGGAACCTGTAGTAGTCATAGTAGGAGGAGGTAAATCTAAATGATTAAAATTAATTTGACTTCTCGATTGTATATTTATGTACATGTAAAATGCAACAATGGACCAAATAGCAAAATTAAACAAATGTGCTAATGCAAATAATGTAAATACATTGGAAGGTACAGGATCTTCAAAGAAATGTTTGTATGCTGCTATTAATAATATGTGTATAACAATCCATAGTACTACAACTAAAATAATTTTTGTATATTCAGCATTTCGTAATTTATTAGATTCTGTCAATAATGCCTTGCGTTTTTGTTGCATAACAGCATCATCAATTAAATCTTGTTTTTGGTCAATTCGTTCTTGTTCTGTTTTTATAATATCAATCATATCGTTTTGTTCGGTCAAAACATTATCGGCCGAAGTGTCTGCTTTTTGATAACTTTGTGTTACATCATTGACTTTATCTTGTAAATCTAAAACATATCTTGCAATCAAAGGAGCATTATTTACATTTGGATAGGAATTAGATAAATCAGTTAAATAGTTTTGTTGTACTTGAAAAACACCTGATAAATCAAATTTTTCATTATTAGACATTATATTACTAATGATATATATTAGAAATATATAAATGTTTATTAAAAATCGTTTTTAATCTCGTGCAAGAACAATTGCAAATATAAGCAATGTAGTAACACTAACTGTTCCTAAAGTAAATAACAATTTCGATGATAAATATAATTCGTTGTTATCCATAATTTTCTTTTTCAAAATACGAGGACCTTTTTGATCACTACTTGCTTTAATTTGAGTTGTTTCGTATAATTGTTCTTTATTTCTTATTTCATTACGTGTTTCTTCGTATTCAGGAATAAGATTATTTAGTTCTTGGTAATTTTTATTAATCTTTTCTTGTTTTTCCGCATAAAGTACTTCATTGTTTAAATTTGTGCGAATACCATCACTCGTATCATCAATCGCATCTGTATATTTTGAATCAGGAATTGCGTTGCTAAAATTTTCTACAAATGTACCATTTTTGTAATAAGTTGTATCTTTAAATAAAATTTGTTCGGCTTCATTTAATTTTTTTTTATATTCCGGATTACCACATAATCCCATTTCATTGGGACTTGTTATTTTCATGTTTTTGTCTAAATTATAATTTGAATAGGTAAATGTATCGGAATAATTAGAATTATTTACAATTGGAATGACATTATTTTGAACATTATCATTCAAAATTAAACATTCTTTATTTGGATTTCCTGATAAATCAAATTGATAGTTTCGCAAATATAGTGATTGAGAACCTTTATCTACTGGTTCATTTGTATTGCTTGGAGGAACACGATTAAAAACAGGTACACTATTATCCGTATCAATAATACATTTGTCTGTTCCATTAGAACTATATGCAAAATAATAGGCACAATTCGTACTATTATTGCAAAATTCTTTACATTCTAATTCATTTTTATTAACGGCCTTATTGTAATATTGTACATCAATTGCATTTGCATTTGGGTAAAATCCTGGAAATACTTCATAATTATCAGCATAACTTAAATTATTAGTAATAAAATCTTTTCCCATTTCATGCATAGGATATGCAAAATTTTCGTTTAATACTCCGTCGATTTGGTATATTTTTCCCATTCTATAATCCGAATTTAATTTGTAAAGTGCAAAAGCAAAGGGTGTTCCATTTGTTGGAGTACTGGTTGTTGCCGGACTATTTGAAGAACCTGGTTCTATAATAGTATATTGTATATTAATGGGTGGTAACACACCATAACTCAACCGATTTGAAGTATTATAGTCATAATCGTTGTTTAGTACTTGAGTCATAAACATTCGAATATTTTGATATAAAATACCTAATTGGGTATAATCTTTGACAACTAATTCGTTATTTTGAAATTCTACCATAGAATAACACAAAAATTGATTGTTTAAGAAATCTTGTTCGTTTTGAGAAACAAAAGCACAATATAAAATCAAAGGATAGTAGTTTGGAACATTACAAAAAAATTGACTGGCTTGAAAAGATTCACCACTGGGAGAAGAACCCGGCGAACTGCTATCAGGAGTGTTAATAATCATATCTGCATTTTCGCCAGACATCATATTGTAATACTGATTTGACATAAAAGTAGGACTTTCTGTATTGGGCACATTTCCAAAAGAAATTGTTTCAACCATTTCTGTTTTATTTTTCAATGTAATACGATTAAAAACTAGTTCAAACGATACGTCTTCTTGGACATTTCCAAAATAATAAATTTGAATGCGTATATAACGAAATTGCTCATATGGAAAAAAGAATTTTTCACTCGTTGTCGTATTATTATTTACATCAGCATTGTCATTCATAAATTGACATACTGCATTGTCGCCCACCCAAATATAAAATAAGCAGTTTTCTGCATTACATGTAATACTATAATTTCCTGCAGGGGCTAAAAAGAAACCATGCCAATCAACAGTCACCATTTTATATAGAAGACTGGTCTTATTTAGTCCAAGTTTATTTGCAGTTGCTGCTTGTAAAGAACTAAAGTCATTTGAAGTTCCTGTAATAGAATTATCGCTTCCTCTATCTGTATAGCTAATAGATGTTCTGTATGCATAATCTTCTTGATCAATGTTCATATTTGGTGTATTATAATAAACACCAATAGGTAATTCGTCATAATTGATAATAAAATCCAATCCTGGTTTCTTATTAGTTTGAAAAAGAGTGAATTCATTTTCTCTAAATTTAACTAGACCTCGTGCTAAATTAATTCTCCATGCATCAATTCCATTTTTATTTTTCATTGGAGACCATGCGCTCACCGATGATAATATATTTTGACCAAAACGACCGATTGAATCCATAATAATACCATTAGGATTATTAGAAAAATGGTAATAACTATATGCATTTAAGTTGGGATCTAATTCTTCTTCTTCTTTCTTTTTTTTGGCTACAAATTCTTTATAATTATTTACAAATTCTGACAAACGATCATATGTGAATAATTTATTGGGTTCCATTTAATATATATTTATATTAAATGGATATTAATTATATAATTTATAAATCCATAAATAAAACATAAATCAAATAAAAAACAGCAATAATTAACAATGTGTTAATAATATTGACGCTTTTTAATTGTAAGAATTCAGGTGTAAGTTTTCCTTGAGAATATTCTTGGAGTTCTTTCAATTGCGTATCCAATTTTTGACGTTTTCCTTGTAATGTTTTATAATTTTCCTCTAATTGTTCTGAGTTTTCATTATACACTTCCACTGTTTTTGCATTAGAAGTACTTTGTTCATTATATACATCATCCAATTCATTTAAATCATCCATTAGATTTTGATAGGCTTTTTGTAATTCACTAAAACTATCTCTTCCAACAAAATCACATGGAGGATCTACATTTTTAGCAGTATCCTCATTTTGACACCGTAAATATCGACCATAATGAGTTTGGAAAGAATTCAGATTTTTTGACATTTTATTTTGCATTTCGAATACATTTTGTGGAAATACTAAACTTGCCGTTTCGGGACTTGATGAATATTCTACAAACATTTCCTTACTTATTATAATAATATATAAATATAATAGATCCAATTATTCCTACAGATAAATTAATTGTTTTTAAAACCGCATATTGATATTTCAAATGTAATTGATCATAACTGGCATCCGAAGTAATATGATTGTTTCTTCGTTCAAACATTTCATTTGCTAAAACTTTGTTTTTGCACAATTCATATTGATAACACTGTTCCACTTTACCATCTTTGTCGCAATTTAAGGTTTTGTCATTATATTGTTCCGTTAGTTGGTTACATTTTTCTTCATTCGGTAAATCTTGTCTGTTTGTGGAGTAATAAAAATTGTAAGGATCATAACTCAGTTCGTATGTATGATCTTTTCTTGAAATAGACATTCTATATTAATACTTGTTATAATAAGTATTTGTAAAATAAATTATTAGACACAAATGCGATAATAATCGGTTGTTAATGCAGTTATACTAGGACGTTGAATATGGCAAATATTTCCAGGTCGAAGACCAACCACTAAAGCTTGTGGATCAAATCGGGAAATTTCGGGTAATTGACTTTTACTTTTGATTTGATGGTTTTTCATAAATTCGTCTTCTTCTTTTGTATTTAATATTCGCATATTTGGTACCAAAGTATGATCCAAAATGTTAAATTGCAATCTGTGAATATTATGAATAATAACAAAGATACCATCATGATCATACAAATATTTAATACGGTTTAAAATAGAATCATTGGGTTCGTCATCAATAATCACAATTAATGTGTCTTTTTTTGTCAATACTTCTTCAATAACAAATAAATCTTCAATAATATTGTCCAACACTTCCTTTTTTATTTGTTTGGTACTTTGTTTCAAATTAAAATGGTACTTAATATAAATTTTACTGTCAAGTTCTTCATTATGGATTAACATATCCAATTGTGAATTCGACAACATGGAATCAATTTCATTCATACTAAAATTTACATAATCTTCTACATTGTATCCTTGACGTTTTAATTGTTCAAGAATCGTTTGTCTTGATTTATAAATGCTGATAATGCGAGAACTAATCGAAGACATTTTACTAAATATATCTCTATGATATATATTTAATTCATTTTTATTAAAATCAATTTTATCCCACTTTCTTAATTACTAAATTGGAAAAATCGGGTTCAGCACTTGCAGATGTTTCTTCTGCAGGTTTGGATGATTTTGCTGCACTGTCTTTTATTACTATACTTGGTTTTTGGTTTAAATTGTCGTAACTAATTGGTTCAACACTCGTAGGTGCATCGGTCATAGAATTGTCACTGCCATTTCCATTGAAGAATTTGGGAGCAATTACTACTGTAGGTTGTCCAACAGGTTGAACAAGTGGTTGAGTTGATGGCACTTGAATATTATTATAATCTCTAGTTGGTGTATATGCTTTGGCAATTGCTTGTGATTCAGGGTAAATATCAAATGGTAACACAACATTGGTGGCTTCGTTATCAGACAATCCTTGTCTATCGATTGCCGAAACTGTTAAAAATTTGGGTCCAACATGGGATACTTTCCATGGTCGGGTAGGATAATTATCTTTGCAATTTCGCATACAAACTCTTTCGCCAACATTATAACGGGATCCACCACCTTCTTGTGAATCTTCTTCGTCTATTGGAGGTGGGGGAGGAATATAAGAATCCATACTAGAATCAGTAATGACTTCTTTATCTGTAGTATTTTCCAT